AGAAACATTGATGCGACGTTCACAAGTGCGTCCTATATCAAGTCAATGTGCGAGTACGACTTGGGCAGGCTCATGACGCGTGGCTTGGGACGCCCAATCGGTGGCAGTATCGGAGCAACCCCGGGGCGGGTGTTCAAGGTCTTGTCAAAGTTTGGCAACGACTATCTGTACTTTGCGGGCGACAAGCCAGCGGAGGACAAGCAGCTTGCACGTTCGCCGTTTGAGGAACTACACCCTGCGTGGCAGGACCGGCTGGCGGTTCTTCAGTTGATGCAGGACGCGGAGTTGGTACGGGATGTCGGCTTCCGTGTGGAGGAGGGCCTCTACGTGATAGTCTATCCCGCTGATTGACGTTTTGTACTCATAGAGAACCCGCTTCGGCGGGTTTTCTTTTGCCTATTCTTTGGAACAATTCGACAAGCCTGTCGGTTTGTTAGGGTATACACCTAGTAGAAATATGTATAAAAGTGCTTGACATAGTCCAGTGCAAGCACTACATTATGGGTATGGCTGCAACCCCCGAGAAGAAAGTAAAAGACAAAGTAGTCGCTATCTTGAAGAAGCATGGCGTGTACTATTTCTTTCCCGCTACCTATGGGCGAGGCCGCTCTGGTGTGCCCGACATCATATGCTGCGTGTCGGGGCACTTCCTCGGTATAGAGTGCAAAGCGGGCAAGGCAGTCCCGACCCGTTTGCAGGAGCGGGAACTTCACACCATCCGCATGGCTGGGGGTTCGGCCTTCGTCATCCGCGAGGAAGAGATACCGTTGCTGGAAGAGATCATGGTGGACTACATCAGGGAGAAATCCCTTACAAGAGTCAAAGCGCAAAACCATGCAAGATAAATTACTTCGCCTATTTTTGCCCGAGCAGTTGAAGGCCCTGTTGGAGAAGATCGACGGGCTTGACGTGTCGGTGGGTGACCGTTCTATCAGGCAATTCGACGGGTTCATTAACATGCGCGGGCTAACGCGGTATGAGCAGTGGCTCATTCGCAGGGCGTTGAACAAACACCACCGGGCGTTGGCGCTTTCGCAGGCGATACAGGAGGTGCTCTGTATGCGGGAAGTTGCTGGCGACTTTGAACCGTTGAGCGGGCTGGGGAAGCTGCTGCGTGACCGTTCCGAGATTGCGATAGCGAGGCGCAGATGATCACCATTGACTTTGAGACTTTTTACAGTCAGGAGTTTTCGCTGACCAAGATGACAACGGAGGCGTACGTACGCGACCTTTCGTTCCATGTAATCGGGGTAGCGGTAAAAGTTAACGCGGAGCCTACAGAGTGGTTCAGCGGCACGATGGATGATACCGCCGAGTGGCTTGCGGGCTTTGATTGGGCCAACCAGTTCGCGTTAGCCCATAACGCCATGTTTGATGCGGCCATCCTTACGTGGGTGTTCGGGCAAAAGCCCAAAGCGTGGCTAGATACGCTGTCTATGGCAAGAGCCGTATTTGGTACGCAAGTGGGTGGGAGCTTGCGGGCTTTAACTGAGCATTTTGGCTTGGGGGTCAAGGGCACAGAGGTCAACGATGCCAAGGGGTTTTCCCGCGAGGACTTTACGCCGGAGCATCTTGCGCAGTACGGTGAGTATTGCAAAAATGATGTGGAGTTGACTTACGCGTTGTACGCGGAGTTGAACAGAAGTTTTCCTGTGGTGGAGAAGAAACTTATAGACCTCACCATACAAATGTTTAGCAACCCTTTGCTGGAGTTGGACAGAGGGGGATTGGAGACGCATCTGGCTGCTGTGCGGGAGCGCAAAGAACATCTGTTTAGCTCCGCAAAGATTACCAAGGAAGTGCTCAACAGTGGGGCTAAGTTTGCTGCGTTGCTGGAGTCGTTCGGGGTTGACCCGCCCATGAAGATAAGCCCGACAAGCGGTAAAGAGGTCTATGCTTTTGCCAAGACGGACGAACAGTTTACACGGCTGGCAGAGCACAGTGACGAGCGCGTTCAGACGGCGGTAGCGGCGCGGCTTGGTGCCAAGTCAACGCTAGAGGAGACGCGCACTGAACGGTTCTTAGAGATACACGGGCGCGGACCCATTTGCGGCGCGTTAGGCCGTCTACCTATTCCGTTGAAATACTACGCCGCGCACACCGGGCGGTGGGGCGGGCTGGACAAGATCAACCTTCAGAACCTGCCCAGCAGAGGTGACGAAGGGAGCAAGCTAAAGCGATGCATTGTTGCGCCAGCGGGTCATGTAATCATTGACTGCGATTCCTCCCAGATAGAGGCACGGGTATTGGCATGGCTGGCTGGGCAAAACGACCTGTTGGAGTTGTTTAGGGATGGTGAAGACGTATACAAGTTTATGGCAAGTGCGATCTTCAAAGCACCGCCGGAGGAAATAACTTCTGAACAACGGTTCATAGGGAAGATGGTGGTGCTTGGATGCGGGTATGGCATGGGTGCAGTAAAGTTTCAAGAACAACTTAGGGCCAAAGGCTTTAGAGTAGATTCTGACAGGTGCTCTCACATCATCCGCCAGTACCGTTTACACAACGCAGCCATCTCGCGGTGGTGGATTCATTTGAATTCGGTGGTGGATTACATGTTGCAAAACAAACCCGTGCAAGTGGATGCGCGTGGCGTCATGGAGACAACCCCGTTTACAGGCATAGCACTACCAAACGGTTTGTTTCTTAACTACCCCGAGTTGCGTAAAGAAGGCGCAGAGTTTTCGTACAAAACTCGCGCTGGCCGCTCCAAAATTTACGGGGGCAAGATTGCCGAAAACGTGTGTCAGGCCATTGCCCGAATAATTATTGGTGAGCAGATGTTAGAGATCAACAAGAAGTATCGCGTGGTGCTGACAGTGCATGACGCGGTAGCCTGCGTGGTGCTGGAAGGCGAGGCTTTGGAGGCCAGCACCTACATAAAGACTTGTATGCGTACGCCTCCGGCGTGGGCACTTGGTCTACCTTTAAATTGCGAGTTGGGCGTGGCCCGTACCTATGGAGATTGTTGATGGCGCATGTTGTCTGGTCATATAGTAGTCTGTCACTGTATCAACAGTGCCCCAAGAAATACTACCACCTGCGAGTGGCGAAAGATATAAAGGAGCCTCCTAGCGAAGCCATGACCTTTGGCAACGAGATTCATAAGATAGCGGAAGAATACGTTGCCAAGGGCAAACCTATTCCAGAAAAATACAAGCACATACAACCCGCGCTTGAACGCCTGCGTGACTTAGACGGGGAGAAACTTTGTGAGAACAAGTTGGGCCTGACTCTTGACCTAGAGCCATGCGGGTTCTTTGATAAGAACGTCTGGTGGCGTGGCATTGCGGACTTGATTATCTTGCAGGGCGACAGGGCCCTGACGGTTGACTACAAGACGGGCAAGAGTAGCAAGTACGCGGACCTTAAACAGTTGGAGATACTGTCGCTAGCCATATTTAAACATTTCCCTAGCGTTAAAAAAGTTAAAGCCGGGCTGATGTTTTTGTTTGCCGATGATTTTATAAAAACCGAATATGCCTCGGATGCCCAAAGCGAAATGTGGGTGCCGTGGATTTCAGATATTGGGCAGTTGGAAAGTTCTGTGCAAAGTAATGTGTGGAACCCCAAACCCAATTTTACCTGCCGGGGGTATTGCCCGGTAACTGCATGTGACCATAACGTACCAAGAAACTAACCATGAAAAAACTTATTAAGAGCCGCAATTATTCGGGCAAACTTTCTACCGCAACCAAAATTCGGCGCTATATGAATAGCAACCCAAACGCTAAACCCAGAGAGATAGCTGAAGCGCTAGAGCTACAGCGACAACATGTATATAGCTACATTGCGCGGGACAAGCGGAAGAATAAAAGTTTGCCAGTCCAAAACGAAACGCAAGCTGATGCTACTTGGGCAACAGAAGTTTTAGGCGTTTCTAGCGCCAGCATGTTGCCAAACTTTGACGATCTTGTTGACAAACTTCCGCCTAGTCTGGCATCTGACCTTATCAACAGCCCAGAGCATTACAAAGTGGGTGGCATTGAAACCATTGATTTTATCGAAGCTAAGGGGCTTGGCTTTAATCTTGGTAATGTCATCAAGTACATCACACGCGCCGACCACAAGGGTAGCAAGCGGCAGGACTTAGACAAAGCTAAATGGTATCTGGATCGTGAAATCGTGCGGCTTATGCTGCTGTAAGGGAGTAAGAAATGAAAGCTGACAACGTAGACAAAGTAGAGCAGACGGTTTACATCCTGGACGGGATCACCCTGCTCCCGCACTACACGTTACCGTGTTTTGTAACACCGGGGTTTACTAACGACACACCGATGAAATTGTGGACAGTGAACGAACTGCTGGATGCGGGCGCTGTTAAGAGTAGCGCCTTCTTGTGGCCGAGGGGACTGTTGGCGCAAGCCAGCCATCGCGGGTGGTCAGCGTGAGTGACACCCAAGAGATGGTGGTGCTGGTCAGCAACCTTCTGGTGGGCCAAGCGATTGAGTCACGGGCAAGAAAGCCTGAGTCAGTGTGGCTTGCTCATTCTTTTGAAGAGGCAGAAGCCAATGCAAACTTGTTCGCCAAGACACAACTACCTATGACAGACCCCGAACGCAAGCGCAACCTGATACGGGCGTACGACCGAGTAAAACAATCAAGGGAGACATACCATGTATGACGATGGCGACTATGGTGGGATAGATGAGTTTATGTACTGGGTGACTATCGTCATTTTGTTTCTGATGACGATTGTCTTC